GGAATAGTTCTTTTCAGCTTTGTTAAAAGCTTTCGGGTAAAGACCAACTAATTTAACCAAAGAAACAGGCTCCATCTGACCATTAAGTTCCAGCACTTCAGCGGTAGTCTTAAAGTTTCCTGGAGAGTTAAGGAATGTAGAAGTAAACTCACCTGTAGCGGGATCATATACAGACTGGAAGTACTTATAAAGTTGCCAGCCCGTCTTAGTCTTTAGCAGGTTATCGAAGGTCACTTCAAGCTCACCCATAGAAGGGCGACCAGGATAATAAGTAACATCATTCACCCTATTAACAGGAATATCCTCAACTGATACCGTCATACCATTAACTTGTTTAGCAGCTAAGGTAAGAGGCTTGGAAAATCCTAACGGAATCTCTACTTCAGCAGGAGGGAAGAATGTAATCTCCCATTGATACGCTCTGATAGAGTCTAAGTCCTGTGAGATTACAGGTAACCCTTCACTGTCGTTTAGGTTTCTCTGTAAGTTATTTGCGTAATAAGAATTTCTTGCCATAATTTAATCCTTTAAAGGTTTAGGTATTTGTTCCTGTTAATGATGCTGCTTGATTAGTGAGGTTAAGTTCGAAAACAATTATCTCAGCAGTTTTCGTGGGCTTCATAAGAACTTTGCACCACAGTTCATTTCTATCTACTCTTACAGCGGTATTGGTAGTTTCATCGCAGACAACTTTGAAATCTACAAGACCCCTTCTTCTACGAATATCATCTAACATAGGATTAACAACATTAGTAATCTTTTCCCAAGTAGTAGAGTCGTTAGGCTCAAACACAAATCGTCTAGTAGAGGCAAGTAGTATCTTTCTTACTTGAATCATAAGCCTTCTAACATTAACTCTATCCAGAGCAGTAGGAGTTCTTTGGGCAGTTCTCTGTCCAAATATAATAATACCATTTTGTGGGAAGTTAACAATTGGGTTCACAACATTCCCCCCACTGTACATTGAGTCCCTATCCCCTTGGTTAACGCTAACCTCAACATTGGTTGGCTTGGTAAGTCTGCCCCTAACAACGCCAGCAGGGGCAAACCAGGGGTCGCCTACCTCGTCCGTGTAAGCCATCTGACGGACTGCATAGATAGCAGGGTCATAATACCTATCCCTAGCCGCAAAAGTGTCGTAGGTCTGCACCCAGGGCCAGTAGATGGCAGCATAATTGCTAGTGATAGCCCCAGTCCTCTCATCGGACTGCCCATTGGTCCAATCAATAGCCTGTTGAACAGTATTTAACCCTTCAGGTGGGGACACTACAGCAAGGAAGCCCTGAGTATTCTCAGCTAAGGTTATAAGATTATTTTGAACATTTTGGTCATTATTCCCAGGAACAATACCTAGAGAAATATTAAGAGTGTCATCATCCAAAGCATAAATACCAGTTTTCTCTGCCACATTTCCTATTACAGCAGTGTCGTCCTGAGTACCGTTTGTTCCACCAGCTAAAGCATAAGTACCCTCTATAGGCTTAACAAATCTTGGGTTAACTGGGATTAGAGCCCCCCCTGATGGAGTTCCATCGAATTCGTTAGCTGTAAATGATGTATTTAAAGTACTTATAAAATCAGTAAGGGCTGTGACCCCAACATCAGCATCTTCAGCTACAAAATATCCTTTAATATATTGTGATTTAAGATCAGTAGACCCAGTGTTAATAACATCTTCAGCAAAAGCACCAGAAGCTAAGAGAGAAATTTTAAACGATTCGGTAGCAGCCCCATCTTTACTAATCTGAAAATTAACATTCTCTCCCCCTGTTCTAAGAACTTGTGCAGAGTACCCACTAGTAGTTCCATCAGACTTAGATCCTTCGTTATACCCTCTTCCAGGGTAAAGACTTTGCACAGAATAAGCTAGACTAGAAGTACCAGTTTGAAGAATACTTACACCAGTAACCGATACGGTAGCACCAGACCCTTGTACCTCCCCACTTGCCCCAATAGGCTGAAGAATCTGCCATGGAGCCGTCCTATCAGGATCTGACCATGCAGAAGCAGTAAGAACCACACTAGATCCCGCAAATCCCGCAGTAATATAACCGCTATTTAAACTAGTGGCATTAAAGTAAGCTCCAACATTAGCCCCATCCAAAGAGCCCCCTATAATCTTTTTAAGGGCTGCGCCTTGAGCATTATTAGACCCAGTCCCAGCAACAGTACCACTAGGAATGTCAAATTGTTTTGGAGTATTAAACAAATTAACCCCATCAATAGCTACCTGAAGAGAAATATATATTGAAGACCCTGTAACCGCATCGTCAAGAGTAACACCACCGTTAACGGCAGAGACTAAGAATGAGGGACATCCACCAAGCTGTACAGTAGCAGAAGCCTCCTTAGCTCCTGAACCAGCAGCCCGAACAAAGTAAAGGGAGTTAGTGGTTTCCAACATTTCCAAGGAACCTTCCAAGCCTTGTCCTGGGATATCCTCAACGGGGTTTCCAAAAGTTTGTACTAATTGTTCTTGAGAAGTAATTAAAGTAGCATTATTGGTAGGACCTTGATCAGCAAACCCAACCACACCTACAACAGACGGATTAATAGAAGTGGAATAATCACTCATATCCTTTTCTATAACATATACACCTGGACTGACGAAATTAGCCATTTTTAATACCTTTATGCGTTAGTAATTTTTAAAACTCTTCTTTTTGCTAAGTTTTTAATAGTGTTGGTTATTGCTGCCTCTGGAACAGCGATAAATTCTCTTGGTGCTAACCACCTAGAGTGAGGACCCTTGGGTGTGGACAGTATAATTTGCCTACCGATATAAGAATCATTTTTTATTACTTTCATAAATCTCTCCTATACTTATTTATCTTTGTTGGCCCCACAACCTAGTTTATTTTTTACGAAACCCATAAATCAGACACAATCTTTTCCACTCTTCCAGTAGAGGTGACGGTAAATTTAGGGCTTGGAATAAACAATTCTGTAGAAATCGTGAACGATTTTCTAATCAATCTCATCTCCCTATCCCCTGCGTCTATAGCGGTGTTATTAGTCTCATCCTCTAGGAAAACCTTTAAACTGTCCGTAAATTCAGTCTTTAGATTTAAGCTAGGATTGAATCTCAATCTAATACTTTGAGATATTTGGTCTAGATCTTCCATATACCTAGTCCATAGATTTACTGAAAAGCTAATTGTTACGGGTACATCTGCCAAACCTATCACCCTCTCTGCTCTCTGTTTATCCTCATCCCATACACTGTTTTGAATTAGTATATTATCATACCTTCTTTTAGTTTCGTCACTTTTAGCAGTGAGTTGATGTATAGTAATGATGGGGAGGATTATATTATTCTCTTGGAACTTTTTAGCTACTGCTCTCTCCCCCGCTGCATGCATAGACTTTATTCTAGTTAGCTTATTATCTCCTGTTACATAGTGTACATTTCCAAAAGCCACTATTAAAGATCTTAAAACTTCCTTATACACAAAAGGGGAAACTGTAGAGTTATTAATTGCATTTAATATAAATGCCCTCCATGTAGCAGAAGAAGTTCTACCTACAGCACTAGTAGAAGTACCATCATATTCTGTAGTAGCTTCTATAATCTCTGGGATGGTCTTCCCTAGATATACATTCTCTCTAGTTTTCAAGGTTCAGATACCCCCCAAGATCGTCAGTTCTTTCATCCAAGTCCTCATCCAAGACAGCTTCAGTATCACGAAGGAGTTTAGCAGAGCAAGCCATATGGTAAACACCATATATCTCAAAGCTATCTTCCTGAACCTCATAGATTTCATATTTTTGGTTCTGGAATCTAGGTTTAATTACATCCCCTGCTTTAGGCTCTTCATGTAGTTTTTGTTCTATATAAGATTTATTAAATATAAATATCTGCTCGTTTTCAATCTCCAACCCAAACTCAGACAAAGTTTCTTCCAAAAGAGTAGGGTTGTAATGACCATACACAAGCATAGGTTTTGAATCCAATACCTTACTTCTAGCTTCTAAGTAAGTCTGATCGTAATCCTCATCCCCCATTCTAAACTTATAGTAAAGTAATTCAGAACCCCCTAATCTAATGATCTCATCATCAACTAAGTTAAATAAATTAATATCGTTATTAGTCTGATCAAATAGACTAAGTTCGGTTCCCCCCAAAAGCTCAGGGAGTGGGGGCATGGGTGTGGTTACCCTATATTTTTTCTTCTTAGCCATTAGTAAGTAGAGAATCTAGGTGGCTGTTCAATCTCAGACACCAATTCTTGTTGAAGTTTTTCTTTGTCTTGATTGCCCTCTTGTATAAGGGCTGCCCCATTCATCTGTGCGCCTCCTGCTGGACCAGGAATTACCGCATACTTACTTCTGATCTCTCCAAGTACCACCTTAGCACAAGCCAAAGCATATTTTTGAAGCCAATTTCTCCACGCAGGAGCTATAACATTAGTATCTATAGCCCTATACTGTACTACAACAGGTTCTGGGGTAGTTGTTGGGGGTGGATATAGCTGTAAATACTGACCATTAATTATATCCCAAGTACCATCCTGCCCAAGAATCTTCCTAGTCATCTCCATAGTAGATTGTAGGAGATAGTAATCACCTATACTAAAGTTATTAAACAGATAATTATCCTGGAAATACTTAAGGAAAAAGTCAAATTCTAAGGTTCCTGCCTGAGCCTGAATACTTAATAAAGATTTTTTATAAACTACATTCTCTAAATTATGTACAACCCAAGTGGGAAGAGCATAAAGATTAACCCCCGCAGAAGCATCAAATACAGCCATCTGTGTAGCCCATTTGGGTGCATGATAATCTAGCTTGGTAACTGCCTCATCTATACAAGTCTTTATTTGGTAGGGTGTAAGTTCTACTCGTACAATAGGATGACCCATCCTAGCTAACACAAAACTATTGATAGTCTCTTCGAAAGCATTAAACTCTACTAAAGAT